CTATTTGATCACCAACACCACCAGGCTTAATAAACTCAGTGACAAACTGTTCCACATAAGGCAAAATGATAGAACCAAGTTTTTCCTGCAAAGTTTCCAAAGCATTATTTAGCTTTCCAAACGGTGAGGCTTGAGCCGCAGCAGTCCCACCAACCTGCTTTTCCAAATCACCAAACAAATCTTTAGACTCTTTCAACGCAGGGAACAAGCGTGTCAACTGTGTTCTATTACCTACAAACGCGTTAGATAAAGCCCTAGTGACAGTGTTTAATGGTCTACCTGTTGCTGCGCTAGCATCCAACGCCAAACCTAAAAGTTTTTGCGCCTTAGACACATCACCAGTAGCACGAACAAGTTGACCCATAGCAGGTCGCAACTCATCATCAACAATGCCTGTTTGAATCGCCAAACGGTCAATAAACTTATCGTTAGCTTTGACCTGCGCTTCAGTCGCATTAGCGTTACGCCTCAACTGATTATTCAACAACTGAATACTCTTTTGATCTGCTGAGGCAGCTTTAGCCGCATCCATCAAACCATCAGTAATAGCTTTCAAACCAAAACCAATACCAACAGCCCCTAAAGCAGTCTTTAACCCACCAAAACTAGACTTAGCCTTCTTAATACCAGAGTCATCAAACTTAGATAGTATCTTTAGAATCGCGGACATTTAGCCCCATTTCTTGTTGAAATCAGTTGTATATTTATCCCAAACTAATCTTACTTCCCGCTCCATATCGCGCCTACGCTTATCTCCAGCCTTATAAAAAAAGTTGTATAAACCTAGTTCACGCACTCTACGAATCAAAACTTGACCTTGACCATTATTGCGATGCCTACGCATACCACCCTTATACGGATATTCCCTAGTTCTAGGTGAACGACTTATACCTGAACCCCTACCGGCAGTTGACAACATGGCGGGGCCTGGTGAACGCAACCAAATAGCAAACAGTGAAGTCACATTAGTTCTTAGTGATCGGCTAGCACTAAAACGAGGAATAACATTATCGGGAGCGATACGCTTACCCTTCCAAACACCTGCCTCCCAGTTCAAACGCCCATCAGTGCTGTTCATGCCACCGTCATAACGAGGAACACGACTATTGCTCATACCAGATAAAGGCGAGGTTTTAGGGACAACACTTTTGATTTCAGTGACAGCAGGCTTAGTAATAACCTTCATGTCTTTTATCATGCGATTCTTGAAACCAGGTTCAAGCTGATTCATAGACTTGAGAATTGGTTTGACATCAAAAATGACATTAGGGTCTTGCTGCGAAGCGAGCCTACGCCTAGCGTAACTACCGATAGCCAATTTATTCTCCTCGCTGATATTTGATTGCAAATAACATCGTGTTCAACATACGATCAGTTTCCTGAAGCAACACGCTAGGAGCAATACCAGTAGCAACAGCCAGGTTCGCTATCAACCAATGATGAGAGTCAACCCCTAAAGCCTTTATCCTTTTGGGTCATCCACCTCAACACTTTTTACAAGGTCACACCAAACCTCAAACTCGCTAGAAGTCTTACTGTTGCGTGTAGCAGTCAACCATGCAAGATAAAGCAGATGAGTAAACTTCTCAAGTTTGTCTATGCTCAAATCAAAATAGGTTTCCCATTTGATTATGTCGCTAGCTTTAGTGTCAAGTTCTAACACTGTGCCATCAGTCAAATGAATGCGTAGGGTAATTTGATTCATTAGGCGGTAGCCCTGCTAACTGTGCCGGTAGTAGGCCAAGTAACTGAGAAGGTAGCCAAGTCCCCGACCTGACCTGAAACAGGTGTTAGATCAGTGACAACACAAATAGCAGTGTAGGCAGGGTTAGAAGTTCCAACTGCACTAGAAGTAGGTTTGATAACAACCGTAGCCTGAGAACCAAGCAGAGGCCACAAAGTCGCATCAACCGTAGAAGCAGCGTAATCCTGATTGAAAGTCAATGTTAGAGAACCCTCTTTTAGCCCTGCAACTCTAGTAACCCAAGTTGAACCAAAAGCAGTAGTCGTAACATCCGTAGCAGTAGCCTTCAACTCAACCTGCGTTAGATACGAAGCCAAAGCAGTTGAACCGTTGATGCTCACATTGAAATCTGTTGCAACAAAAATCGCCATAAATTTTCCTTATCTTGCGAAAACTTGAACCGAAAACTCGGCACTCAAATAGTCTATACCGTTGATGTTCACTGCTCCGTAAGCCGACAGTTCAGGCACAAACACATCAAACGCGTTCCCACCTAAAGTCTTATCGCTTTCAATAGCAGCCTTCACTGAGTCACCTGAAGGGGCAACCAGCAAATCTAAATTCTGTTGCGCAACACGCTCACTAACACGCCCCAACACGACAGAAACCTTAAAATCGTATTCACTCATCCCCGACTGCATCTGCCGGTTATAGGTGATCTTATCTAAAGTAATCAAAGCGGCAGGAGGGTTCACAACATCAGGCAAAGTCGCATAGACACGCAGATTAGGGATAGTTTGCAGATTATCTACAAGCCCCTGCCTCAAATCACTTATAGCCACTATGCACCAGTCCGCAACAAACGATACGGATTACACAACTGCGCAACATCACCGTCAATGTTAGCTCCAACACGCATAATACCTATGTCGCTTATACCTGCAACACCCAAAGGCGACTCCAAACGCTTGAAAAGTCTTGAAGCCTGGATGATACTCGCAAACTTGATAGGTTCAGGAACGCTAGGCCAACCAAAAGTTCCTGTTACACGCACCAAAGCCATGTCAGCCCAAACAGGGAACAAATAATTATCGGTAGCAGTAATACCAGTTATCGGGTAGTAAGCACCATTAGCCCACCTGTTAGCAGGTAATGCCTGCCAATCACTACTATCCCAAGTTGTATCAAACACAAGCGGATCAGTCGCAGCAGTTTCAACAAGCGTAATAGTTTGAGCATCATCAATGTTCACCGTAAAACCATCGTTAGCTTTATACAACCTAACCTCACCAGCAGAACCAGAATAAAAATTACGGTTACAATACTGGTCAATCATGCGTGAAGCACTATTTATAGCATTCTCAAGCAACAAGTCATCAAGCGTATCAGTGACCCGCAACGCAGCCTTCACATCAGCCAAAGTGCAATAACCATTAGTTATAGCCAAAATAAACCTCTTTCAGTCAAACCTATTTTAGCCTATGGACTTACAAACCATTAGCAGGATATCGTCATACCTACCTTTTACATGACGCAAATCATAAATAATAGGCTGAAATCCAGTAAACGCCCAAACAAAAGCGGCTAAATCCTCTGCAACTTCAATGCTCACAATATCCTCAATAAAATACTTTGCATTAGGAAGCAATCTATCCCATAACAACATAAAACTAGACTTTTGGTCATCAACATTATGCGATCCATCATCAATAACATAATCAAAATTACCTGTAATTTTATTTAACACATCACGACTACAAGCATTACCCAGAACAATTTGATTTAATAACTTAGGCCATAAAACTCGTGAAATATCTACATCAACGCCCACAACTCTACAATCAGGTAAATACTCATTCCACATCATCAAACTGTGACCTTCATAAACACCAATCTCAAGCAAACTCAAACCAAATTTAGGAACAATTTGTTCAGCATAAACATCAATATAAGAATGTTGTGTGCCTTTATCGCCACCAAAATCTTGTTGCTGATATCGTAGATAAATATCCTGCAAAGACATCAGATAAGCCTATTCAACCAAGTCTTAGGAGTCTTATCGCTAACAATCTCAATAGGCAAATGATACTCAAACTCTTTTACACGCGGCCTAATCCACTCAACCAACTCAGTCAAACCCTCACGCAAACCAACAGTAGTTTCATACCCCAACAACCGTCTAGCCTTATCGCTAGAACACAAAGCAACATGAACCTCCTGCGGTCTACCAGGCATAAAAATCGGGTCAAGATCAAAACCAATAATGTCAGCTAACTCCTGCGCCAACTCCAAAATAGTTATAGGCGACTCATCAGGCCCAATGTTGATAACCTCACCCACCGCTTCCGGTAACTCGGCTGCAACAACAATAGGTTTCACAACATCCTGAATAAAACTAAAACACCTTTGCTGACTACCATCACCATAAATAATAGGTTGCTTACCCTGCAACATACGGTTAGTCATAATGCTAGCCACATTCCTAAACGGATCATCAAACTTTTGTCTAGCCCCAACAATGTTATGAGGCACAAGAATAACCAAATCAACACCATGCACCTCAGCGAGATTACGCAAAACATCCTCAGCAGCCTTCTTACTAATGCCATAAGGGTCTTGCGGTTTACAGGTCAAACTTTCATCAAACTGCACACCGCCATTATCGCCATAACGAGCCATTGAGGACATGTAAACAAACTTAGGCACTTTATTTTGAATAGCCGCAGTCATAGCGTTCACACTAATCTGCATCGTATTAGCAACCACCAAGCTAGGACTAAAAACACTCAAACCCTCATAAGCGGTGCAAGCCGCATGAATAACCAAATCAGCACCCTCAAAAACAGGTGCAACCACATCCAAATCAACCAAATCGTATTCAAAAAACTCTACACCTTCAGGCACAT